AATATCTGATGAATTACCGGAGTCATGGTTTGTCGCAAGGCTAGTTGACTTTGGTCAACATCAAACTTGTCTAGTTCTTCAAGATAATTTACTAGTTCGCTGATTTTCATGTGAATTCAAATAACGTTTGAAATGTGTTTTCTGTGTTGGTGGCTGCTGCCAAGTCCCACTCTAGCACACCCAGCAAGTTGTCAACCTTTTGGTCCACAACAGTTGCTTCCATGAGTCCATCATCAAACGGCAGTTCAGTAAACCAAGCAGGCAGACGTTGCTCATCTGTGGGATAGCCAATGCTGGTCCAGCCCAGGGCATTGCCTTTGAGCTTGCATACAATGGTCTTCATGCCATCTACGATCTGCATACTATAGTTGTCACCGTTCATCTTGCGCATTTGATTCCAGTTTAGTGCGGCCCTGACATGCCCGGGCATGTTGGCTTTTCCAAGTCTGGCTTCTTCGGCTGCATACTTGGTCAAGTTGTTGACACGTTTGGGACTACCTTTCTCCCATCCTGGACGTTCTGCAAATTCATATTTGAATTCACGAATGCGTTCAATAATGGCATCTCGTTGAACCCCGGCCAACACAGTATTTAGAATTTCCAACAAAAAGTCTTGAATAACCTTGGGAGTATCACTGCGCTTCAAATCCAAGCCCATGGCCTTGGTCTTGCCTTGCTTGCCTTCGACATCTAGCCGCTTGCCCTCAAGGTCAATGATGTTTACAGCATAGCGTTTTTTTGTAATAAACAATCCGCGATCAGCAACCAGTTCTCGACCTGCCGCAATCAACGCACCCATTTCTCTTGGGCAGTGGAATGCTTGTTCCATAAAGCCCGGAAAACTATCATTAACTTGTTCGGCAATTGAGTCATACAGCGCAATTGCAGTTTCTTTTGACCACTCCATGCGACCTTCCGCCACTTCCTTTTTCAGTGCCGGCCAGGCAGTAAAGTAGCAGGAGTCTGTGTCACCATAGATGATAGCTTCGCCTGTGTGATCGTACTTGCCTGTGATGCATTCGTTAATGTGTGCATCCATGTGACGAGCAATAGCACGACCAGTTAAAGTAGTTGACTGACCGATTCTGTGATCAAAGAACCTGCAACCTGAATTCAAAATAGCACCATACAACGAATTCAAGTTAATCTTCTTGACCAGTTGTCGCTTGTCCCAGAAAGCTTCTTCTTTTTTGTCCTTGGCTGTTTTTTTCTTGGCCTGCAGTTCTTTACGCTCGCTGTACCAACGTTCTAACAAGCCGGGAATGATACCCTTCTTCTCATAAGTCATTATGGTACCGTTGGCACTGAGAATCCAAGGATGATTACTGTCAAAAATTAGTTGCCAAATTTCAGCGGCACTGTGCACACTTTCTTCACCATTTTGCCAGTCAATGGTGATCTCAGTGCCACGTTGCTGATCCATCACAGCAGTGTATTCCAAACTGCCAAACAGGCCCTCCCAGGCAGCCGCAAAACTTGCTCCGTCAGCAATTTTAGTTTTAATATATCGATCAGTCATTATGGGACGCAGTTGTCCCACCACAGTTTCTGGTCCCATGTTCATGGCACGAATCGCAGACGGATACAAGGAGTTAATGTCAACTGATCCAATCCAATCATGCAAGCCCTTCTTGGGATAGGCAACATAAGCACCTGCGGCCTGTGTGTCGTCATCTGTGAGACGTTGCTTGCGATTGGGAACAACCATGCCACGTTCGTGTGCTTCATTGATAATAGCCTGCTCGGTCACTGCCACAGCACCCATTGTGGTCTGTAGTAGCACAGTGTTGGCATGGGCTAGTTCACAAGCTAGACTCAAGAACTGTAGTTTACGATCCAGTTTGTGCAATAACAATGTATCTTGTCGGTTGTATTCAATAAACTTTTTAAAGTGTTGATTATACAACTGATCCAGTGTGCCTTCAAACTGTGTCTTGCGCTCATTGAGTTCATATTCACCAATGGCATCCAAACTATAACTGTGGCGTTCTTCGTAAGTGTATTTGCGATACAGTTGCATATAGTCCATGTGCACACGACCCACCAAGTCATAAGTTTCCTTCTCGGCACCAAATCGTTCAAACAATCTCTTTTTGGGCAGTTGTCCCCAGAGGCAAAACTTGCGAGTATCATCTTTGCTCAATACTCTAATACACCGATTGATGGTGTAGGGAATATCATAGCCTTCTGAGTTCCAGCCACTCAGCACATCAGCGTCGTCAATCAAGTCAAGAAATGTTTTGATCATGTCCTCTTCTCGATCAAACAAGATGGTGTTGTCAAAGTCCTTGACAAGTTCTTGTGCCGTTTCCCAGGTCAATCCACGCGGAGGTACAGCCAGGGTAACTAGTTGGTCCAGCCAATCTAGGTAAACTGAGATGGCTGTGATGGGATTGAATGGATCTTCAACTGGCGAGAATCCTCGCTCTTTATCAAAGTCCACTTCAATGTCAAAAAACGCAGTGTGTAATTCTGGCGCATCCTGATCTTTGTAGTTTTCTTCTAGACAACGAAAGATGGGATTGATGTCGCTTTCATAAAGCTGTTTGCCCGACTGAATTCGAATTTCCTTGCGAAACTCTTTGTTGTTGCGTGTGCTAAATCTTGACACTGGTGTGCCATAAATGCTTTGAAATTTACCACGTGGATCGTCGTAGTAAAAAATATAATTGGCCGGGTACTCTTGGTACGTACGAACGCCATTGCGGCGCTCTACAATATGTATACGATCGTGTTCACGATCAAAAAGTGCGTCAACATAACTCAAATTTATTCCTCCGCTTGTGGCCGGTTAGCCGTTGTACATGCTCTTAACGTGAGCGACTCGTGTATACTTATAGAGTTTTGCCAACAGTTTCTAGAATTGTTTCTAACAATTCATGGTCTTGCTTGGCCTTGCCAAACTCGGCCTTGTGTGCAATTCGAATTGCCTTTTTAAGCACAGCAGGTTTGATTTCCATTTCCTCGGCAATGGCCTTGATGGTGTCATTGAGACCAGCGTTGAGTGTTTCAACTTCGTGCATGACTTGCATGCCTTCGTTGATGATTTGTGTGAGTTTGAGCTTTTGCTCACCGTTAAATGACTTGGTGTCCATGTAGTTCTCCTGTAGTGTGCTAGTATAGCACAGTTATGTTGTTGGGTCAATGGCTGTCTACACAGACTTTACCAGACCGCCGTGTAAAAATACATCTGGAAAATCTGCCACTTGGTCCAGTTGTTGCCAGGCTTTTTGGTATTCGGGATGCCCAAGCTCAAATACATCAACAGCTTTGAATTCCTGGTTGGCAAATGTATTCCAGTTTAGGATCCTTGTGTACTCTACCAAGTCGGCACCGGCTGATTTACACATGCTATAGAAGGGTGTAATTTCACAATAATTGTCACGTTGCAACACCATGCGTAAATTAATTTCCATGTTATTTTCTGTTTTTTTATTAGCAATCCATGTCAAGGCCTGTTGTAGGTCTGACCAGCGGCCCCCACGACGCAATTTTTCATAGGTGTCGGCTGTGGCAGCATCAACTGTGACTGTTATCTTCTTGACTCGATCTTGCAGTGCACCCAGTCTATGCCAGTTCTTTTCAGCCATGAGTCCATTTGTTTGTACATGCAGGGATATATTTGGAAAATCAACAACATCAATGTCATTAAGGAATGCCATTAACATGGGGCTGGCAAATACTTCACCTGTAGTGCTGATATTCAATGTTATTTTTTCGTCGCTGGGTTGAGCAAACAAATTGTTTTTTAGTATTAGCCCCAGCTCTTCTAATTTTTTTGTATCTTTGGGGGAATTTTTAATCACCTTGGTTCTACAACTGGGGCAACTGAGATTGCAGGTTCTATCCCCGGCAATCCAAATCTCTCTGGGCATGATCCATTGACTGGAATCGTTTATTAAATTTAATAAAACAGGGTTGTCAAGCCCGGCACTATCAACTAGTTGTCCGTCATTTATTACACCGCATCTAGATTCGTTGCAGTATTCATAGCTGCCATCAGCAATGCTTTGTCTTATTGCTTGACTGAGATTGTTTGATAAAATCTCCGGAAGAGTTTGTTCAAATAAATTCCCCACCGAACTTGGCAGCCAGGCCTTGCAGTCACAAAGTCCCACCTCCCCGTCAACTCCAACTTCTATAACAACATAGGGGCTGAAACAAATTTTTCCCTGCAAGTTTTTCTTTGCAAATTTTGTAAGGGAAGAGATGGGAATAATTTTCATTGTGTTAGTGCTCACTTTGTGTTGCAAGGTAGCGAATCCATTCACACAGGCAGCAGCCGCCCACACCACGCAACTATGTTGCGGTCCTAAGGTGATCTTTTTAATTGATAATATATTTTGGCTTGATCCAAGAGATTGGCCATGCCAGGATCTGTAGTGGCCATGCGTCGAATCTCTCCCCAGAGCTTGTCTTCTTGTATTTTTTCTATGAGACTCTTGGCTTGGGTGTTCTGCCCAATCATCACACGCTCAGTCTTGCCGGATTCTCTAGCGTACACTGTGTTGCCACTGTCGGGGCTTTCATATATGTATGTTACATCTGGAGTTAGTGTACCCATTTACCACCTTTTGTGTTTGGGTATATATTGATTTTCAGAAATCTGTTTTGTTTTTGATGCCAGGCCTTCCGCTACACCTTGCTGACCATACATATCCATCAGTTGGCGAACATAGAAATTGTAATGACCACGACGATCATTATATTCTCTGTTGCCCAGCACAGTCTTTAGTGCGGCCACAGCGTCATTCATTGTTGCACCCTGCATTATTTTTAGTGCATCTGTGACCAATGAGTCAACTCTTTGTGAAGCTTCCGCCACACCTTGAGGGTTATCGTTGGGATTGGTAGTCAACATAAACTCTTTGCCCTGATTGAACAGTTTAGCCTGCATGGTTAGTGCGGCTTTGTTTGCGGCAGCCTTGCCACGGAATGAGTAAGGATTGCCTTGTTTGTCTTTGATTAGTTTTCCGTTAAGGCGAATATACCATGTGCCAGACTTCTCTTGTTGGTCGCGGCGTTGATCTAGTTCGTGATTCTCATCATTGGCTCCGCCATCTGCACGATATGCCTGTGAATTTTTGTAACTGTCTTCCGCCACACCTTCGTCCATGTCTTCTTCAGGTTTACCATACAAGTATGTAACAACTCCCATTGGGCTTATAACGTGAGTGACATCATAACCTTCATCGTCAAACCGGGCCAATAACTTTTTAGCACCAACAATCTCATAACGTTCAGGTTTGTATTCGTGGACCAGCTCATCACCGTCCATGACTCTCCAGATGTCATTACGTAGGTAGTAGTGTTTATCTCTGCCATCATCGCCTTCCGCCACACCTTGTTCTTTTTCTTTTTGTCGTTGTTCTAATTCGTCACCATACTGTCTAACTTTGTCACGGAATTTTTTTTCTTGTTCTGGGGTAGTTTCGCCCTTGTGGGTTGGTCTACGAGCATCGTATTCACCGGTATCTACTTCTTCCGCCATACTCGGCCTTTGCTTTTGCAAATAGTAATATGCACTTACAAAGTCACTGGGAAAATCTTGATCCCTTGAAAACAAAGACACAGCACGAGTCTGGCTGGCTAAATCTTGAACAGCAACTTTATACCCTATGTTTAATACATCATCTTCACTGCGAAGATTGGGTCTAACATTGAACACTTTTTGTGCTAGGTTCTCTGCGTAATTGTCCGAGCCACCAGGGCCAGCTTCAAATAATTCTTGTAGTATCATGATCGTTCTTCTATATAATCTTGGCTTTGGTCCTGCGTTCGGCGACGATTGCAGAACATTTCCACAGCCATACAAGCTTCGTCTAAATTGCCAAACCGGGCTGAGTGGGGCTTGTTCTTAATAGTGATACGGAATCCATCATCTTCGTTGCCATGAATTTTGATTTCATGTCCGTCATCTGTGGTAATTGTTTTAACAGCTGGTCCAATATGGTCCACGTCCAGGGGTAGTCGATCAACTAGGTCTGGATCTTTTTTAATAGCCGAGGCTACATCTTGCAAGTAATCGCCTAACTTCTTTTTAACACTACTAATAACATCTTCGGTGGTTCGACTTTCGCCACCAACAAAATAATCTTTGGTGGGGTGCTGGGGATCCGTTTTGCTACCAAGTACCGGACTAATTCCCTTGGGTTTGAACAGGGCCGGCAATTGCGGCACACTGCGTTGGGCCGCATCTTGACCTTCATTGAGTTGATCAAATTTTGCTAAAATGTCACGTAAATCGTTGCTCATGCTCGCTCGTCTTTCAAGAAACTTCTCAACATCCAACCGTGCTTGCCGTGCGCATCAAGACGCTCGGCTATGAAGTTGGCAATACCTTGATTGTTCTCTTGTTCAGCAGATGCAAAACATTGATTCAATAAATCAATCATGGTGGTGTTGTTTTCAAGTAATTCTTCAATCATGAGTCGAGCACGTGGAATCTTTGTTTGACCAGGGATAACTGACAGTTCCAGAAAACGTTCAAAACTGCCTGGCGTGTATTCTTGTAAGGTACGAATGTATTCGGCAATTGGATCAACTGCGCTGTAGACTTCTTCATAGAAATTGGCAAAAAAGTCATGATATTGAGCAAAGTCGGGACCCTCGACATTCCAGTGAAAGTTCTGTGCTTTGATACTCAAAGCATATTGGGTGGCGAGCAACGTTTTTAAATCATCAGCGAGCATTTTTTGTAGTCCTTAGGGGTATCGAGTTGTTGTAACTATTAGCATATTTAGTTTCGACTCGGCGTACTTTGCGAGTAACAACTTGCCCCAATGGCATGGCCACAGTGGCCATACTGCCAGCTGATGTAGTCCCTGCGTCAGCGTTTTCTTTTAAAAATTCGTGTGCTCTCATAATAGTTAATTACCTTTGATGATTAAACGGTGTTGATTTGCCCACTCAGCAGGTCCTTGCTCAATTTCATGATTGGTTGCCCAAAATTTAGCATCACAGGGTTGCACTGGTTCTATTCGAACTTTGTATTCTCCACTGGGGCCTTGAATTTGCAGGGTGTTCTTGAGATAAGCATTGCGCCATTCCCAGGTACGTTCAGTGAACAATTCATTGTTTAAGTAGATTCGATAAGCTGGCGGGGTATCGTTCCACTCGCAATGCAGATCAAAACTGGCAAGAATAAAAGAAGTGTCCATGATTTTACGTTGCTCGCAATTCTCGAGGTTGGCCCACTACAACATTTTTATTGTTGTATTGGGTGCGTAAAATTCTTCTTGCCATTTCTGGGGTACGAGCCTGTACCTGTGTGTCAATGATGTTGGTGTACCCGTGCTGTTTAAGTTTTATTTTAACAGCATAGGTGTTTAATGGTCTCTCAGATAAACGTATAAAATCATTGGCTCTCATCCAGTATTTAGTACCGATACGTGTCGGACTTAAATGGGCCTGTGACAGTGACACCTATATACTGTGCTTGTGCATCGGATAAAGTGGTAAGTTGTGCACCAAGTTGTCCAAGATGTAATTGTGCAACTTTTTCATCCAGTTGTTTTGGCAACAAATACAACTGTCCTGCTTGATACTTGTCTGTATTGTTGAACATTTCAATTTGAGCCAATACTTGATTGGTAAAGCTGTTTGACATAACAAAACTAGGATGCCCGGTACCGCAACCTAGATTCACCAAGCGGCCTTTGGCCAACACAATGATCTTGCGACCGTTGACAAGTGTGACGTGATCAACTAAGGGTTTGATTTCGTTCCATTTAGCATCCTGAATGCCTGCAATGTCAATTTCACTGTCAAAGTGTCCAATGTTACACACAATAGCATTTTCTTTCATGCACAACATGTGCTCACGTGTGATAACACCAATGTTGCCTGTGGCAGTTACAAAAATGTCAGCCTTGTCCCTAGCATAGTCCATGGTGACAACACGGAATCCTTCCATGGCAGCCTGTAGTGCGCAAATAGGGTCAACTTCGGTAACCCAAACTTGTGCGCTGAGTG